AAGCGTGCGATATCTTAAACATTGCCTACAACACTACTAGGCTAAGTAATATTATAGAAGAATATGATGAGCAAAAACAGTATACCAAAAAACGTAAAGCAGGTTTGCGAGGCAGGCCAGCGTCTGATGCAGAAATCAATGAGGCGTGTTCGAGCTTCCTCGGAGGAGATACTATATCAGATATTTCTAAACGACTCTTTCGTTCAGCAGGGTTTGTACGCGCAGTTCTTGAAAGAGTTGGAGTCCCGTCGCGACCAAACAACAAAGAAGAAAGATTAACCCCTCACTATTTTCCTGACGAGTGTGTAGCCGAAGACTTTAAGATGGGAGAGATTGCTTGGTCTGCTGTCTACCACAGTACGATTATAGTGAAGGAGAGGCTAGACCTAGAATGGTTAGCTAGTAAGAAAGGCATGGCAAATGTAGACTATGAAGCCAAGTATGGTTGTCCTTGCTACAGTATCTATGTTGTACAAAAAGTAGATAGTGAAGATACTTATTTCGCTAATGTACAGTCTGGAGGTTTCAGTGCCTATGCTCCAGCATATGAGTTGGGAAAGCTGACTCATTTAGAAAAGTATGGAGTAAATTTGGAGAGGTTGTAAAAAATATTTCTTGACAACATGGTTAAAATTGCCGTATAATATCCATTCTGAAATCGAGGAATATATGGGACAAAGATTCTACGAACAACAACTAAAAACTCTGGGTGATTGCCCAGGTAACAAAAACCCTAACAAGAGGACACGCAAAGTGGCTTGGGACGACGATAAGAAAGCACAGGCAGTATCAATGTATGAAGATATGGAACCAACTCCAGAAACTTCTATGGAAATTGTAAAAGGTATTGCAGACGAACTAGACGAATCACCTAACGGTGTTCGCATGATTTTAACAAAAGCTGGCGTTTATGTTAAAAAGACCCCTGCTGCTAAGTCTAGCAGTGGAACTACAGGAGGAGGAGGCGGCACTCGTGTCTCTAAAGCAGCAGCGGCGGAAGCCCTTATTGCAGTTTTAGGCGATGCAGGTCAGGATGTTGATGAAGAGATTATCTCTAAGTTGACTGGTAAAGCCTCACAATACTTTACTGCGATAATTACCAAAATTAACGAAGCATAAGTAACCTACCCCACTAGATTCGTCTAGTGGGGTCTTTTTGTATCTATAGAAATGACCTTGCAGTATGTATGTTCACAATAATGATTGCTGAAATACTACCAAGGAGCTATAGTGAAAAAGCAAGAACTGGCACAGTTAGTGCACACATATGGAGACGCTGTTATAACTTACCGTAGCGAGCACTCTAAAAAACTAAAGTACAATGTTTGTACCTTAGATTTCTCTACTCCCTACATTCAAAAGAAGAAGAATAGGGCAAAAGAAACGGATGACAACCTTCTTTTCTTCTGTTGGGATACGGATTCATACCGACTACTTAGACCTGCTAACGTGTCTAGTGTTGTACCATTATCTTCTATTCTCAAGAATGAGGGCAGATAATGGAACTACATGAGGCTCCCGAAGCATACTCTAGAGTTATTCACTATGATGAACTTAAAGAGATACAGGTAAGATTAACTATCAATACCTTTCGGGGTGTTGAGTATTTGCATCTGCGTAAATATTATATGGACTTCGATGAAGAGTGGAAACCTACCCCTGAGGGAGTAGCAATGCCGCTTGACCTTTCCAACTCCAGAGAACTCTTCATGGGATTAGTAGAGATACTATCACTAGCAGAGTCAAAGGATATGGTAGAAGAACATTTTTCAGATCTTATTAAGGATCTTTATAAATAGTTCTTGACAAGTTTGTTAAAGTCCCGTATAATATACTTTCTTATTTAGGGGAATTACATGCAAGCATTTTTAGATAGAGCGAGTACTATGTACTACGAGGGTTATCCTATCATCTCTGATGAAGAGTTTGATCTTCTAGCATCTAAGCATAACTACAACAAAGTGGGATACACTGTTACTGATGCGGTTTCGCATACTTATCAAATGTACTCATTGCAGAAGTGTTTCGATATAGACAAAGCTCCTCTTGATATAAATGATTGCATACTTACTCCTAAATTAGACGGAGCAGCAGTATCTCTGCTATATGTAAACGGAAGCCTACGGTTAGCTTTAACTCGCGGTGACGGTATACAAGGTAGAGATATTACGGATAAAATGAAAACCTTAGTCCCTTCGGAGATTATAGATACTCGTTTAATCCAAATAACGGGGGAAGTTGTTGCCCCTAGTAGTATTCCGAACTCTCGCAATTTCGCTGCGGGGTCGCTCGGATTGAAAGGTGAAGAAGGACTCGTAGAGTTTCAGACACGCCCTTTAGTATTTGTTGCATATGACGCGACACCTGAATTATCCCAAGTCTATAGTAGTGCTTTGCGCAGACTAGAGTTCCACGGTTTCAATACAGTTGATCGTTTCGATACTAGAAATTACCCTACAGATGGACTTGTCTATCGACTAAGTGATAATCTAAAGTATTTGCGACTAGGACATACTTCTAAACACCCCCGTGGTGCATTCGCTCTTAAGGAGCAGGCACAGGGAGTGGCAACAACACTTATTGATGTAGTGTGGCAACTCGGTAAGAGTGGTGTAGTCAGTCCAGTGGCGATCTTAGATCCTATTGACATTGGCGGAGCAACTGTTTCGAGAGCTACCCTACACAATATTGAGTACATACGTGACCTAAATCTAGAGATAGGTTGTAGAGTAGAAGTCATACGATCGGGGGAAATCATTCCCAGGATTGTGAGACGTATTGAAAAATAATTCTTGACAGAAAGCTTAAAGTTACGTATAATACTTATTCAATTTAGAGGAAATAACATGACCAAAATCGAAGCCCCAACAAACTGCCCTAGCTGTAGTTCGGTGTTAGATGAAGTCAATTACCTCTTATATTGTAAAAATCCGCAATGCGGAGAAAAAGTTCTTAAACTCATCGAACACTTTGCTAAGACTCTAAAGATTAAAGGTCTCGGTCCTGCTACGATTGCTAAGTTAAATATAGTTTCTCTTGAGGAGTTATATTCTTTAACCACGCACGAAATAGCAAGCCGAATAACCTCTGAAGTACTCGCAGTAAAGTTAGTAGATGAATTAGAAAGATCAAAAAAAGCACCACTGAACATACTATTACCTGCTTTTAGTATTCCTCTTATTGGCAAAACTGCATCGGAAAAACTTTCCAAAGTCTGCAATGATATTGAAGAAATAGACTACGAAACGTGCCGAGACGCAGGGCTAGGAGAGAAGTCTACAGCTAGTTTAGTAAAGTGGATTGAAGAAGAGTTTTATCAAGTATCTTTGTTACCTTTTAGTTTCAAGTTCGATAAGACTGCAACCATAACCCACGGCCCGACTGTTTGTATTAGTGGTAAACTTACCAGTTACAAAACGAAAGCCGAGGCTCATAGCAAACTTCAAGAGCTTGGTTATGTGGTCAAAACAAGTTTGACCAAAAATGTCACAATTCTGGTGAACGAAAGCGGGGTCGAATCCGCAAAAACTAAGAAAGCCAGAGACTCTGGCGTTCATATCATAACTAACCTTTTAGAATTTATTGGAGAATAAATAACATGGCACTACCTAAGTGGACTGACGAGCGTACTTCTGCTCTAACTGAATTTGTCGGCGGCGAAAGCCCCGTTTCTCAAGCAACTGTTGCATCAGCAGCTGTTGAACTTGAAACCTCTACTCGATCTATCTCAAGCAAATTGCGAAAGATGGGACACGATGTAGAACTAGCTTCTGCGGCTTCTAGCCGGGCCTTTACCGATGGTCAAGAAGCTACTCTTGCTGCTTTTGTCTCTGACAATAGCGGAACCTATACTTATGCTGAAATCGCATCTCATTTTGAAGATGGAGCTTTTTCTGCTAAGTCTATCCAAGGCAAGATCCTCTCTATGGAACTTACTGGTCACGTCAAGCCTGCCCCTAAAGTTGAAGCTGTACGCACGTACTCTCCAGCTGAAGAAGTCATCTTTGTATCTATGGTACAAGACGGTGCTTTCGTAGAAGCAATCGCTGCTGAACTAGAACGTTCTGTAAACTCTGTACGTGGCAAGGCTCTTAGCCTACTTCGTTCTGGAGACATTGACGCGATTCCACGTCAAGAGACAACTAAAGGCGCTTCTAAAGAAGATCCATTAGCTGGCTTGGCTGATATCGGTAGCATGGGTGTTGAAGATATCGCAGAAGCGATTGGCAAAACTGCTCGTGGCGTTAAGACTATGCTAACTCGTCGTGGCCTTTCAGCCGCTGACTATGATGGCGCAGCTAAGAAAGAAAAAGCATCTGCTTAATCCTTTTTAGTTTATAAGAGTAGGCTCTTCGGGGTCTGCTCACTTTTTTAGATTTGAAATCGGGAGAATTTCATTGAATATCGCAAGTGCTTTGATAAAGCAAGTGCTTACACTCGGAGACTTTCAGACTTGGAGTGTTACGCATAAGCATTATCTGCCGGAGGAATATCATAGTCTTTATAAGATTATAGATAAACACTCCAGCGATTTTCATAAAATGCCAACGATTGAAGATCTAAAGTTTGAGATTCGTGATTCAAGTACTCGTGAAAAACTGTTCGCAGTGGAAGCAGTTGAGGTCGATGCCGACCCTGACATGCTTCTCCAGTACTTGAAGAACGAATATACTCAAAAAGAAATTCTGGATTCACTTGAAGATTATGTTGAAAGCTCTGTTGCGTTCGAGGATGCACAAGAGTCTGTCAATCACCTTCACCAAATCGTACTTGATATTGAGCAAAAGGTAGATTTGGAAGACCCACAAGAAAGTATGCAACGTATTTCCTTGTTTGAGCCAGAAGAAGATTTAGCTAAGTACGTGCCCCTCGGCCTCAATGAGGAATACGATCACGAAATACAGTTCTCTCCCAGAGATCTCGTAATGGTTGGTGGTAAACGTGGAGCAGGTAAATCTGTTATTTGTGCTAACATTGCCAATAGTGTTATCAAAACTGGTAAATCGGCTATCTATTTCACTATAGAAATGGATAGTCGGTCTATCCTTCAACGATGCTGTGCCATAGCCACAGAAGTTCCCTTTTCACGTCTTCGTACTAAGAATCTTAGTGTTGTAGAGTGGGAGAAGGTTGCTACTTGGTGGGCAAATCGTTTTGTTGTTGGGCAAGACCGCTTGAACGAGTACAAAGAACACCGTGATTTTGATAAGTTTCATAGTAAGCTACAGGTTGGAGAGCTTCTCCCGACTCAACAGCTTGATGTTGTCTATGATCCTTCTCTCACTTTATCCAAGATTCGTGCAGAGCTTGACAAAAAAGTTAAGCCAATGAATGTGGGTATTATCATAGTGGACTATATCAATCAAGTAAAGCGGTCGAGTCTCCCTTCTCGCGGAGGTCAGTATGACTGGACAGAACAAATCGAAGTAAGTAAGGCGTTGAAGTCAATGGCACAAGAGTACGATTGTACAGTATTTACACCCTATCAAACAGACGCAAGTGGAGAAGCTCGTTTTGCTAAAGGCATTCTTGATGCGGCAGATGCGGCGTATGCACTAGAGACGTGGGATCACGAAGATGCGTGTATCACTTTGAATTGTGTAAAGATGCGATCAGCCTCTATGAAGTCATTCACATCTACAGTAGACTGGGACACCCTTAAGATTGGCCCTGAGTCTGCACTCACTCCTAAAGAGAAGGAAGATTCTACGCACAAGACAGGCGAAGATATTCACGATCTTTAAAATATTTCTTGACTTTTTAACTTTTCATGCGTATAATATACGGATACTTAAAAGGAGAAAAGCATTTGGCACTTACATTCGGTAGTTTACGACACACTAGCTCAGGTAGAAAGCGAAAGGCTTTGCCCAAAGCTAAGCGATATACACCAAAGTTTCAACCGCTAGAAGAGACCACCGTATACCGTAGAGAAACTAAAGAGTATAGATCTGCAGATGTAGCAGGAGTAGATACAACACTTAGTGCTAGACATAAGTTAGATTCAAAGTACACAATCGCACCTGCATATAACAAAGGTGCTTATCAAGTAATTAGTAGAGAAAACGTAAAGGATATTGGACGGTGACAGTAGAAGAACTATTAACATCAAGAAATGTTTATTTTATACCCAAAGGAGGCGACTGTTTAGTTAGTTGTCTTAACCCAGAGCACGCAGATAGAAACCCTAGTATGCGGATTGATCGCATTACAGGTATCTTTGGCTGCTTTTCCTGTGGTTATAAAGGAAACATTTTTACCTATTTCGGCGAAAAGGCAAACCATTTACAAGTAAGAAGAGAGTTGTTAAAGAAAAATATTAAAGAGAAACGGTCTGAAAGTATTGGTTTGTCTTTTCCTCGAAATTTAATGCCGTATACAGGCAACTGGCGTAGTATTAAACCAGAAACGTATAAAAGATTTGAAGCGTTCCAACATCATGACCCTGACCACATAGGACGAGTAGTATTTCCAGTACGAGATATATCAGGTCGCATAGTAGCATTTAATGGTCGTCATACTACAGGCGGTACGCCTAAGTACATGATCTCGCCTGCGGGTGCAAAGATGCCTCTCTTTCCTATAGTAGAGCCAATACAAGGTTCTGTTATCCTAGTAGAGGGCATATTTGATATGATTAATCTACAGGATAAAGGTTTGACAAATGCGGTATGTTGTTTTGGAACAAAGAATATTAATGAAGATAAGCTAAGGATGCTGTCCATACAGGGCGTAGACTCTATAGATATCTTCTTCGACGGTGACGATGCAGGACAGACTGCAGCAAATATAGTAAAAGAAATGGTTGAGCGAGTAGGCTTGACCTCAAGAAACGTATGTCTTAAGGACACAGATCCTGGGGCATTACCATTAAAATCAGTACAAACATTAAAGAGTAAATTATATGCCTAAAGTTGCATTAGTAGAAACTAAACCAAGTAGAACAAATTTTAAGAAAGAGTTTGATGACGAGTT